GTACTAGTCTCCATATTACCTGAAAAGGTTTCAAAGGTACTAGATGCGTTTTCTAGGTCAGTAGAAGCATCAGTTACATAATCCGTTACTCTATTCCAATCACTAAATCCTACAGCAGAAGGAACTTGACTCTCTACAGTAGTTACTCTAGAATCAATACTACCGATGTTTGTTGTGTTCGTAGTGATATTCCCATCAATAGTAACCACACTAGTTTCCACATTTCCTGAAAAAGCATCTACAATACTAGACAACCCAGCAGTACTAGTCTCCATATTACCAGAGAAGGTTTCAAAGGTTCCTGATGCGTTTACTAGGTCAGTAGAAGCATCAACAACAAACGAACTAACCTCTCCTATATATCCAGAACCGTCTGTAATATAGTTTAAAACTCTATCTCGGAGAGAGGATGTATCTCTAACATTCTCAAAAGTATTCTCCCACGGACCAGACACAGCCGTATCAACATTAGCATCTCCTCCAGCAGTCCAAGCTCCAGAAGTAGCAGAAACAGTATCCCAAGCACATAATGAATAGTTATATGCTGAAACCCAAAAGCCTGATCCGTCCGTAGTACTACTAACAGTATCTAACGCAGCATTCCAATTCTCATACCCATCAGCGGAAACCCCTCCCCCAGTCCAAGTTCCAGAAGTAGCAGAAACAGTATCCCAAGCACATAATGAATAGTTATAGGAGGAAATCCAATAAGCTGATCCGTCTGTAGTAGAACTTACAACTCCAAAAGTATCCTCCCACCTACTACTAACGTCTGTAGATATTGCTCCTCCCTCCTCCCAAGTACCAGAAGAATCTTCTACAGTGGTAACAACATCTCTAATATTTCTAGTGAGGACACTACTAGAAATAGTATCATCTGCTGTCATTGCCTTTAATCCAGTAGGTCTCCCTAATTCATCGGCATCTAATGCAACTAATCCTGAAAAGTCTGTCACTTAAAAAAGCCTCCTGGCTACACTCCCGCATCATATATCAAATTATTAGTAGTTCTTATAGTATTTAATGGGAATAGGTTTCCGTAGGTAATAGATAAATTAAGTTTAGCAGTATGACTACTCGTTGTTACTAGTCTTATTCCTGTTGCAACTTGTCCATTACTGCCGTGCCACTCACCTTCTCCCAGAGTTAAATAACCACAAGGAACTGCAAAACCACAAACACCACTTGCATTAGGAACATCTTTATCATCAGGTAGCGCACTCAGAGAATTTAAAACTGCATTTCCTTCATGAGATACTCCACTCAATTCTACTAATACCATAGCATTTAAACCTGCGGTTATAGAGGTACTTTTTACTGAAAGATAGTTACACTTAATATCATTCCCCCCAGAATCCCTAAAAGGGATATCCGTAGTCGTTGTTACATCTGCGGCTCCTACCCCAGAAAGACCTAAACAAAAAGTTCTCTGTCCTGTTATAAGATCCATTATTCTTTCTCCTTATCATCATCACCAGCCATCCCAAGTTCAGTAGCTATATCAGCTACCATATTTTCAAGATTAGATAAATCATTAATAGCCTCATCCTCGGATTTTACCTCAGGGGCAACATGGGGAGCCTCCTCCTCTTCAGGGGCAGCACCTTCTTCTTCCCCACCAGGAACGGGTTCCTCCGCTGGAGGGGGAGGAACAGCAGCCTCAGGGGGTGCTTCAGGAGTCTCCTTAGCCGCTTTGTCTGCGAGTGCCTTATCATCCAAAGTCTCGTCGCTGGGGTATTCTTGATCTTTAACCGTAGTTTCAAGATTTTTTACTAAATCTTTAATATCGGTAAGCTCTTTACTGACTCGTTTGAAGTCCACTTTTGTCGCAGGAGCCGAAGCAGCTTCCTCTAAAACCTCATCATACCCAGCCGCAACAAACATCTCTAAGAGGTAATCATTAACATCAATACACTCAACACCAGACTTAGTTTTCAGACCTTGTGCCATTTCAGAAAGAACTTCTTTAAGCACTGAACCCTTAGGAGATAGTCGGGAAAGTGCTTCAAAAATTACAACCTGAGTATTTGCCAAGCTCTTAAAGGATGCTGGGTTTTGGAGGTTCTGGATATTAACTCCATACTTTTCGTTAATATTTTGAATAAAAGCTTTCTTAACATCTTTCTTATATTCAAAAATGCGAGATGCAAAGCCTTGAATGTCCTTATCAGAAACCCCAATACCGTCTGCATGGGAAAGACAATTAGAAAAAGTGTTAAACAAACTCTTCTTAGAAGCTAAAGCAAGATAAGGAACTTCTTTAAGAGCTTCAGATAACGCCGCAACAACAGCCTCATCACCTTCAAAAATCATTCCTGTAAGTTTTTGAATTGAAGCATTATCAGCCCAAATCGTATCAAAACTTTTCTTAGATTCAATAAGCTCTCGTTTTACTAACTCTTGACGACAAACCATATCATAAATAGAAGGAGTAACTCCGTCTTTAAGAATATATGATTGATTTTCTTCAAGTTCTTCTAAAGTTAGTTTTGGGAAGTTGAATGCCTGAGAAACTGCGTTAGAAAGATTTATTGCATTTCTAACTTCAGGAACTAAGGTAATTTTCTCAAAGTTTTCTTTTAAGAACTCTTGAAGTTGGGGAGAAACCTCAATAAGTTTTTGAAACTCAGAAGATTCGACAATCTTCTCAACAGCAGCTAATCTACTAGATTGCTCATAAAGTTTAGCTTGGACTGTTGATAGTTTAAGTCGATTCTCCCAAAGAGACAACACATCAGAAAAAGATTCATCAGCAGAAGAATACTCTCCATAATGGATTCCTTCAATGAAATTATGAATTTTCTCATTTACAAAGGAATCAAGCTGTTCTCCGTCTTCAAAAACAGAGGAATCTTGTACCTTGATAGAATCAAGGGTTACGTCCTGATCAGTGGAATACTCTCCACTAATAACTTTACCACTCTCTGTGAGGTAGGAAACTTGTGAATTATTGCTATCAATAGCAAACAAGCTTACATTTTCTCTCAAAGATCTGGCTATGCAATCACCTAACTTAACGAGGTGAGTAATAGTTTTATCTCTTTCTTCAAATAGTTTCGAAAACATTTTTAATCTCCATTTTTACGAACTCTAAACTTATATATGTTAGTTTTTAGTCGTTGGTTTCGCTTTTTCTTGTTGTTTTTTAATTATTCTAGAAATAACTTTCTTTTTGTCTTCTTCTAGAACTAAATCCCGTAAGGATTCCAACTCAGAACCCCCTTCCTCATTAGCTGTCGGAGGAGCATTCTCAGCAGGTTCTTGCCCACCAGCCTCTCCAGGCCCAGGAGCAGCGGCCTCTGCCTGTTCTTGTTGTTGCTCCATATCCTTCTTCTGATCTTCTTCAATTTCAGATTGCATTCTACGAATTTCTTCGTCTGTCATATCATAGAACTCTCTATAGATAGATTCTTTAGAGAAAAGAGCCAATCCTTGAACAGCTTGAATAACTCTTGTTTTTTGCTCATCAATATCAAGTTTTCTCTTAGCCGACATATCAGAAGGCTCAGGAAGAGAAATCTTTAGTTTTTTAATAAGAGAGGCAGGAAATCCTCGTAATTGTAAATGACGTTTTGCTAAACTCTCTAAACCAGCTTCAATGTCAATCTGAACTCTTTGAATAGTTCTAGCAAATTTAACGTCAAGCTGGGAAAGGTTCGCTTTTCGTTCTGGGGACTTATCCTTCTCTACAAGGTAATCCTTAGGCACCTTCAAGGCAGCAAGAAGCTTATCCCTGTAATACCGAACGTCTTCAATCTCACCCAAGTTAGTCGCCCCAGGTAGTGTATCAATTTTAGTTCCCCTTCCGTTCTTTGTTGGAACAAAGAAATCCTCATCCATAGACATGGGGTTGTACCGTGAATCAATGGTTCCTTTAGGAGAGTTATAATATTTCTCTTTCTTAAACTTCTGCTTCAGACGCTCAATAAACATCTCAGCTTTGCTAGTGGGCAGGTTTCCTGTATCAACATAGAAAATGCGTCTTTCAGGAGCCCGTGAAAGTCTATAAATCATCATTGCGTCTTCCATCATCTTCAGAGAGCGGAATACACGATGACATAACGCAGCGATTGATTTACCGTAAGGGTAGAAGATTGGGTCGGAAGTATGAAGTCTGAAATGGACAATTTGGTGTTTATCTAGTTCAATATACTTAACTGGTCTAGCCATTTCAGACTGACCCACTTCGGAATACTGAAGTGATTCTAAATTGGGAATTTCTTGTAAGAACTTCTTGAGATACCCATACTCATTCTCTACTCTAAGAATCCAATTGGGATTAAGAATTTTAAGTTTTTTAATACCCTCTTCTGGCTTTTTAACATCTAAAACTAGCTCAGTAAAACAGTCTCCATACTTAACAGTATTTCTGATAATATCCCAAAGAAATCTATGTAAATTAATTCTTTCAAAAAGTGTGGTAACTTCATCAACCACTAAATCATTTTCAGATTTAATAGTCCAACGCTCTGAACGGGTTCCTTTTTGAGAAGAATCATCAGCATAAATATCAAAGGCAGCACCGATCTCGGGATATTCATCCATCTCTTCATATTCTTTGTATCGTCTTCTACGGTTAAGTTCAAGCTGTGGTAGGATAGGGTTTCGTTGAATTCCTCCAACAGCGGGGGCACCATCAATCTCTTGATCCTTAATAACTTCCGTACTAATAACGGTGTCTCCTGTCTCAGGAAGCACCTTCCCCTTATCAATGGCTTTTTGTACCGTAACTTGAGCTTTGGTTGCAAAGAATTTAGCAAAAAAGCGACCTATAGGACCTGTAGGGGTATAAACTCCCCCCGCACGGTTCTGGGTCCCACCAAAAGTAGTATAACCACTTTCATTTAATTCATCATTTACTTCATCATTTACTTCATCAGCCATTTAAAATCTTCCTCACTCATTCCACCATAAGCAGTTTTGAAATTATGTTTATAATTTTTACTTGGCATAAGGGGTTTTTGTTCTTTCTCAATTTTTGATACAAACTCAATATGAGTAGTATCCAATAAGTTTTTATAAGCATGAACGGCTAAGGCAAGGCTCATAACCAAATCATCATGATGATTCTTCTCAGCCTCTACTTTACCGTTCTCGTTTATAATAAATGTCATCAGTTCGTCGCAAGTCCGAGTCGAATTAATCTTGATTAAGTCGGTTCTGACCGCTTCTTCTAGTTCAGCTAGTATACTTTCTCTATTCTTTGCGGTCACCTGGAAGCCGATTTCATCTTTGTCATCAGCCCACAAGTTCTCGTACTCATAAATATTATAGAGCCAGTCAATTAGGTTATTTCCAAT